CAAAAATACCCCGTAGTGGCGGCAGAAATAGCCACCAAGGCACGCCGTTCTCTTGGTGTGGGATTTATTGGACTTGCCCACTATTTGGCAAAACTTGGATTTAATTATGATTCTCAAGATGCGTGGGATGCTGTTCATGGACTTTCCGAATCCTTCCAGTATTATCTACTCAAAGCGTCTAATCAACTTGCAAAAGAAAAGGGTCATTGTGAATATTTTGGGCGTACTAAGTATGCTGATGGCATTCTTCCAATTGACACCTACAAAAAAGACGTAGACGAAATTTCATCCATTAACCTTCAGCATGATTGGGAAGAACTTAGAGCATCCATCCTGGAACACGGTCTCAGGCACTCAACACTGTCCGCACAGATGCCTTCAGAGAGCAGTTCCGTTGTGTCAAATGCAACCAATGGAATCGAACCACCTCGCGGATTCTTGTCCATTAAAAAGAGTAAGAAAGGACCTCTTAAACAGATTGTTCCTCAATATCAAACTCTTAAGAACAATTATACGCTCCTGTGGGATATGCCTAGCAATACTGGTTATATTAATATTGTTGCTGTTATGCAAAAATTCTTCGATCAGGCGATTTCTGGAAACTGGTCGTATAATCCAGAAAATTATCCCGATAATGAAGTACCTGTGTCAGTAATGGCAAATGACTTTTTGACTACATACAAGTACGGGTGGAAGACTTCTTACTATCAAAATACTTATGATATTAAGACTGATGAGGTAGTAGAAGAGAAACCCAATCTTCAAGATTTACTAAGTGAGTTAAGTTCAGTAGAGGAGGGAGAGTGTGAATCCTGTGCAGTTTAAGATTTCTTCAACAGAAGAACCACAAACAAATATTAAAGGAATGACTGTTTTTAATACTGAAAAGGTTGATACTAAAAAACAACCTATGTTTTTTGGAAAACCTCTTGGAATTCAGAGATATGATTCATACAAATATCCAATCTTCGACAAACTGACTACTCAACAACTTGGATACTTCTGGAGACCTGAAGAGGTGTCTCTCCAGAAGGATCGTGGAGATTATCAGACTCTTCGCCCAGAACAAAAGCATATCTATACTTCTAATCTGAAGTATCAGATTATGCTTGATTCTGTTCAGGGTCGTGGTCCTGGTATGGCATTTATTCCATACTGTTCCCTTCCCGAATTGGAAGCTTGTATGGAAGTGTGGGGATTTATGGAAATGATTCACTCACGCTCATACACATATATCATTAAGAACGTATATTCAGACCCTTCTGAGGTCTTTGATACTATCATTGGCGATGAGCGTATTCTGGAGCGTGCTAAAAGCGTTACAGAGTCTTATGATGATTTCATTCAATCAGCACAAGTTTATGGAACTTCCGACCAATGGAAGCATCAACTTGAAGGAGTCACATACGCAAAGGAATCACTCAACGATGTCAAACGGAAACTGTACAGAGCAGTCGCAAACGTTAATATTCTTGAAGGTATTCGCTTCTACGTTAGTTTTGCTTGTAGTTTCGCCTTTGGTGAACTTAAGCTTATGGAAGGATCCGCTAAAATCATTAGTCTCATCGCAAGAGACGAAAACCAACACTTAGCACTTACTCAGAACATTCTGAATAAGTGGAGAGAAGGTGACGATCCAGAAATGCGTCAAATTGCAAAAGAAGAAGAGGAATGGGTCTATGCAATGTTTGATCGTGCTGTAAACGAAGAAAAGAAATGGGCAGATTACCTGTTCAAAGATGGCAGCATGATTGGACTGAATGATAAACTTCTTCAGCAATATGTTGAATGGATTGCTAACCGTAGACTGAAAGCAATAGGACTAAAACCACAGTATGATATTTCAGCAAACAATAATCCACTTCCTTGGACACAACACTGGATTTCTTCCAAAGGTCTTCAGGTTGCTCCGCAGCAAACTCAAGTGCAGTCTTATGTGGTTGGTGGAATAAAACAAGATGTCAAAAAAGACACATTTAGTGGTTTTAAACTTTAATTGACTTTAAGACTGAAATAGTGTATTATATAAATAATAATAGGTAAGTTCAGTCTTAAAATGAATAATTATATTCTTTACTATTACTTAAGGGAGGACTTTAGTTCTCCCTTTTATGTTGGTTATGGAAGACCAAGAAGAATTAATTCCAGACACTCCAGGAGAAATGGTGCTGAAATATTACCACCAAGAGAAAGAAGATGGATTGTAAAATCTGGATTAACTAAAGAAGAAGCAATAGAACTTGAGATAAAACATATAGCACTCTGGAAAAGAGAATGTGATGGGGTTTTGTTAAATCAAAATCTTGGTGGTGAAGGAAAACCTGGAGGACAGAGAACTAAAGGATTTAGTGGAAGGAAACATAGTGAAGAAGCAAAGAAAAGAATAAGTGAAAAAGCTGCTGGCAAGAATAATCCAAGATATGGTGTTAAATTATCACAAGAGACAAGAAATAAGATAAGTCAAAACAGAACACCAAAGTTTGGTAAAGATAATCCAAACTCTAAAACTTGGAAGATTGTTTCTCCAGAAAATAAAGAGTACATTATTACTGGAGCATTAAAAGAGTTTTGTAAGTCTCAAAATATTTCATATGCAACGATGCACGCAGCAATTCTTTACGATAGAAAAGGGCCAAGAAGAAATGGATGGAGTATTGAGAAAGTTTAGAATATCACTACCAGAAGATGAGTGTGTGATAAAACTTCAGGAGTATTGTAAGTTCTCTCATACTTTGTTAAAAGTTCCTGTAGTTTCTAAACCTTTATGTGCCGACGCAAACTGCCACAATAATGTTAATCATTATGTGAATACTTATGGTGGAGAAAAGATAAGTGGATATTATCTAATCACCGATGTTGATGATGAAACTTATGGATGTGCGATATATCATAGTATTTGGAAAAATACTTACGGAGATTTGATAGATATAACTCCATTTGATGATGGTAGAGAATATAATATGTTCTCTGTGCTAGATGCTATAGATTATTACTCTGGAGTTGCTTATGATGGAAAAGTTTATAGAATATTAGAACCAGGACTTAATGTTGTTTAAATTATAAATACCTAAAAAGTATTTGTAAAATGAACGCACAAGATTTTCGTAGTCTTCAAGAAGCATATTTGGAAGTTTATAATGACTTGGATGAAGGTGCTTCGGAAGACGTTGCTGCTAGATCCGAAAAACTTGCAAAACAAAGAAAGGGGCAAACACCTCAAAGAAAAGCAATGTATCAGGGACTTGCACTTAAAGCAAGAATTCGTGCTTCTGGAGGAAATCCTGGAGATAAATCACAGGGACATCCTTTAAGGAGAGCATCTAATAGACCTATTCACCCCCACGATAGTAAGTATGGTAGATCTGGTTTAACTCAATCTAAAAGAGATGAAAGAAGAGATATAGATGCCGCAACTCATGGTGAGTATAGTGATGGTCCTGGAACTGTAACAAAAAATCCAAAAAAACTTCGTAAGCAAAAAGCACTTGGAGAACTTGGAGAACAAGCAGACCTCTACGACATCATTCTCTCACACCTTCTTGATGAAGGATATGCCGAAACACCAGAAGCAGCAGAAGTCATTATGGTTAATATGAGTGAGGAGTGGAGAAACTCCATTCTTGGTTAATTTACTTTTTTGATTTATTATGTTACCAAAAATACTTTCTCAGGATTCAAACTATGATGAGTGGTGTGAACAAGAAATTCTGAATGCTTATAGAGAAGCAGCAGAATGTGATGAATTTATGTTTGGAGATTATGACTTTTGTAGAGAATGGTTAGGTACAAATAACTAATCTCATATAGATAGAGGAGGTCACACTCCTCTTTTTTAATGTCTAAAAATCAGTTAACTAAAGATGAATTCAAAGTTCGTATCTTAAAGTTAAAGAATAATCTCAATAATGAACATATCAGGCACGATATGGATATGAAAGGGCTCGCCCATAAATATCTGAATGAAGTCCTTGATATTATTGATGAGTATAGATATTGACTACGAAAACCCTTGGATCTATAATGGAAATCCTTTTACGAGTGCTGATATTGGAGACCATTATGGATTTGTTTATTTGATAGAAAATAAACTGAATGGTAGAAAATATATCGGACGAAAATATCTTTGGCAATTTAGAACTCCCAAAGGTAAAAAAAGAAAGGTAAAATCAGAATCTAATTGGAAGGATTACTATGGGTCTTGTCCGGAACTTAAAGAAGACATTGACAAATTGGGCAGAGAAAATTTTAGTCGAACTATCTTATCATTACATAAAACAAAGGGCAAAACAAACTTTGGAGAGACCAGTCAACTCTTCAAGCACGATGTCCTCACAGAATCCCTTGACAACGGAGAACCAGCATTCTACAATAGCAATATCTTGGGACGGTTCTACCGAAAAGACTACTATGACAGCAACAACTGAAGATATCGTCGCACATGTGAGGGAGTGGTCTCTTGATCGTGCAGCAGATATGAGTATTGATAAAGAGGATGCCCGTGCTATTCTTGCTGAGTTCTATGAGTGGATTGAACCAGAAGGAGATGAACTGGAAATTGTTTCTCTGGAACCAGAAGAAGATTGGACAGATGAACAAGAAATTGATGTTCGGTAATCCAACTTCTTGACAAATTCTAAATAATAACTTATAATGTTAAAATCCCTGTTATGAGCAGGGTTTTTTATTATGAGACTTTGATTTTGATTTAGAGCCGTGGGGTCTGCCCTCTGAGAAGAGGGAAGTGCGCTTTCCCTATACGGATGTAGAGTTCAATTAAACTTAATGCGTAACTACTTTACTGTAGCCCTCTTGCCTCTTCTGGCAACGGTTACAACCACAACGGCAACACTGCCATCATCTGCTACGTCTCCTTCATATTCTATTATTAAGGAGTTTGAAACAGAGAAGACAGCAATCCGCGAGGTTGCTCCCGAAAAGCCAAAAGAGAAAAGGCTAATTTGTAAAGGGTGTAATGAACATGAAAATGCTGCCCTGGCATACTTTCAGGGAATTGGTATTAAAGACAGAAACGCCCTTGCTACCATCATGGGTAATATTAAGCAGGAATCTATGTTCGTGCCTAATATTTG